GGGATCTAAGCAATGAGCACATGACGACTGACTATGCCCCGGACCTTGCTAGAGAAAAAGTAAAACAAGAAGGGTTACGTTTAAAGGCTGCATCCACTATTGCAGAGAACTTAAAGATAGAATTAGAAGCCAAAAATAGATTAAGAAGAAGACTCGTGTATTTTTTGATGGTATATTTCTCTGTTGTTACAGTAGGGGTAGGGGTTATAATCTTTCAACCTATTTCTGTTGTTAGCGAAAAAGTTAAAATAGCTTTGGTAACAGGATTATTCGGTAATTTACTCGGACTGCTGATTGTTGTATATAAATATGCTTTTTCGGACACTTCGAACTCTACAAAAGATATTGATTTATTAATAAATAAGCAAGCGAAATGATAGATAATATTAAAACCGCTAGTTAGTTAAACCTAATGGCGGTTTTTTAGTACATAAAAATACACGGTCCAATTTGCGAATCTAAAACAGATACGCAGGTTGGGCCTTTTGTTTGGAGTAAATTATGAATGAAGCAGAGAAGAAACTACGCAAGAGACGTAGACATATCAAGCAGGCGACTGATGTTAATCGCAAGCACGCTGACATGATGAAGACAGAGAGCATTGCACGACATAAGCGTTCACGTATTCAGATTAGGTCAGAAGTGCTGGAGAACAGGCAGATTGACTACAAGAGCCATATGAAGCGGTTAGAGAATTAAGCAAGTACTTCGTATCATAATGTATCAACAATTCTAGGAGAATAGATATGGCATTAGCAAGAGAAGAGATTAATTTAGAAGACATTAAGTGTGATGCAAAACTAGAAGCAGTATTAGAGCATGTGATTAGTCAAGGCGTTGAAATTGCTCATTTGAAAGATGAACAGTTTGAAATGCGCAATGAACTAAATGGATACAAAGAAACTATCAGCAAGCTTGAAGACGATGCTCGAAAAGATAAGAGATGGAACATGTTTTGGCGCAATCATTTGTATGATAATATCGACAAGACACAAATTGTTTTGGCTATTGTATTTTCGATCAATATTTTATTTACTTATTTTATGAGTAGATGAGTTGATATTTTAGTTACACATTCAGTTCTCTATAGTATAATTACTGCTATTGGAGGTTGGAGATATGAAGAATAAGGATTTGACATGGATTGTTATTAGTATAGTCATATTTGCTGGTAGTCCACTGTTAGTGCAGTACACAGGCGTTATACCTGGTTCAAAAGGTAACGGAGATTGGTTGAGCTTCTGGGGAAGTTATTTAGGTGTAATCCCATCAGGACTAATAGCTTATTTTGTGGCAAAAAGCCAAATTGATGCGGAACGGCACAATGAACGTTTGAAACGTAATGAGGATTTATATATTCAAGATTTAAGAGAAATAAATGAACTTATCAATGAAATTCGCTTAACAATTGAAATGATGACTAATGTATTTGAAGATTTAAAGAATGATATTTCCGATGCTGAATATTTCGCAAAAATGTATATTGCTATTTCTGAAAAAAATAAGCATAAATTAAGATATAATGAATATTTTAATAATGCTCTTGAAACTTTGCCCAAAGGAGCTTCTAGGAGTATGGTTAATGAAATTAAAGATATGATCAAAAGTTTAGAGCAATTAGAAGTTAATACAGAATTCTACGTAAACAAAGTAAAAAAAGGAGAAAAAAGCGAAATCCAGAATACAGAATATAAAAATTATTTTCTTAACGATTTTAGAATGTTAGGAATGAAATATGAAATGGTAGTACGTTTAATTAAAAAAGAAATTTCTAAATATTATATTGTCAATTAGCATATTTGATATAAATTAAGCGCTATAAGCGCTTTTTATTTTGCGGTGAATGAGGAGAACGTTATGCAACAAGGACATCCAAGACATAAACAGTTGAGAAGAGCAAGACATGAAATGGCAATACACAGACGATATATGTTTGCTAAAAAGATAAATAAAAGTATAGGCAACGTTGGTAAAGCTATTGTAAAAGCAATGAGGGGTATTGCCGACGACATCGCTCACGTTTTTGATAGTAAACCAGATGTAGAGCCGAAGATAGAACCATATTTAGAAGTCGCAGATATTTATGGTGAAATGCATAATCGTGACAATGGTGTAGTGAACAATTATAGGAGAAAAATCAATGGTTAATGCGGTGTGGACGGGCGTTTTATTTATGATTGGATTACTAATATTTTTGATATTGTTAGCGGCCTGTGTTGTAATGATAAAAGCTACTTTTGACGAAATAAGAAACAAATAGTCTTATAAACAACATTGAAAGGAGGTGCCTTAAATGACATGAAAAAGTATGAAGAAGCCGAGCAAGATTATTTAGCGGGTTCGAAGTATCAAGATATTGCCGACAAATACGATGTATCTCTTTCAACGGTTAAGCAGTGGAAACGCAGATACTGGAAATCTGATGGTTTAACCAAAGATAAAAAGGTTACAAAAAAGGTTACAAAGGTTACACAGAAAAAACCAACTGAAAAGGCCATCGATGAACTAAGCGACAGTGAACTGACAGACAAGCAGAAAGCATTTGTTTTAGAGTTTCTTCGTATTTCTAATGCCACGCAAGCTTACATAAATGTTTATGGTTGTACATATCAAACAGCGAAAACTAATGGGAGTATCTTACTAACAAATACTAACATTCAAAAAGAAATAAAGCGTCTGCGCAAAGCTAAATTACAAGAGCTAGGCGTAGACGCTTTTGATTTGATGGAAGATATGGTTATTGAGGCACGTGCGGATATTGGTGACTATATAGACTTTGGGAGATATGACATATTGCATGTTGATGCTGAGGGTGATGTGAAACTCGATACTGATGATAATCCTGAAATATTCCATAAGTCATGGTTGCAGTTCAAAGATAAAGATAAGTTAGACACTAAACCGATTAAGTCTATGCGAATAGGTAAAGATGGGCCAGTTGTTGAGCTACATGATCGTAGTAAGGCACGCCAAGAGTTGCTTAGTTATCTAGATAAAAGAGCAACAGATAGTGATGATGTGCAAGTGATTGGTTTCGATAGGAGGGCAGAAGAAGATGAACGTAGCTAAATTAGTTAATCCAGCTTTTGACCACTTATGGGAAACAAACGCATCTAATATCATTGAAGAAGGTGGACGTGCCAGTACGAAATCTAGTGCGATTAGTATGTATCTAGCAATGGGTATGATGTCTGATGAAAACGCTAATGTGGTTTGTTATCGTAAGGTGGCTGGTAACCTTAAACGTAGTGTGTATGAGCAGATTAAATGGGCATTAGACGAATTACATGTATCGTGGTTATTTCGCTTCAAAACGTCTCCTATGGAGATTATAGACAGGCGTAATGGTAGTGGTTTCTACTTCTGTGGTGTTGATGACCCAAGTAAGCAGAAGTCTTTCAAGATAGCCAAGGGATATGTTCGTTGGTTGTGGTTTGAAGAGGCTACTGAGTTCAGTAACTTTACAGAAATACACACAGTACAGCTATCATATACTCGTCAAAAGCTACCTAAAGGCATGCAAGTTGTCACGATATTCTCGTATAACCCACCACGTAATCCTTATTACTGGATTAACGAATGGGTTGAAACAATTCGTGATGATCCTGACTTCTTAGTAGTGCATACAACTTATTTAGATGATAAGTTTCATTTTCTGTCTGAACAGTATTTACACGATATTGAGAAGTACAAAGTTAATGATTATGACTATTACAGGTGGCAGTTCTTAGGTGAACCAGTGGGTCTAGGTACTAACGTCTACAAGATGGACTTATTCCAACGACTGGAACACTTAGAAGAGTTAGATGATGCTGTTGTTGATTTATACTTCTCTGCCGATGTCGGGCACTCTGTATCAGCGACTGCGGTTGGTTGTTATGGTGTGACGTATCATCGCAAGGTAGTGCTATTGGATACTTGGTATTACAGTCCAGAGGGTAGGGTTGATAAGATGGCTACTGACGATTTGTCTGAGAACGTTCACGAGTTTATAGAACGTATGTACAACAAGTATGGTAAACCTATCAGCAACATGACAATGGATAGTGCTGAAGCAGCATTGAGAAACCAGTACCATAAGGACTTCGGTGTTGACTGGCACCCGATAGCAAAATTGAAGAAGCCAGACATGATTGATCGTGTGCAGAATTTACTTGCACAGGGTCGTTTTTATTATCTGCCTACTGAAACTAACCTCGATAAGTTCATTGAAGAACACAAGCGTTATCAGTGGGACGAGAAAACATTACATGCTGAAAAGCCAGAAGTTATCAAGGTAGCAGACCACACATGTGATAACTTCCAGTATTTTGTTCTTGACAATGAAGATGTACTAGACCTTGCATGGTAGGAGCAATTATGACAATCAGAGATAAACTACACGAGTTTTTTACGAAAGGAAAAATAAGCATGGGCTTTGGAAAATCACTTGCAAATATTACTGATGACCCACGCGTTAACTTGCCTGTCAGTGAAATTACAAGAATTAGAGAAGATTTGGACTATTATAGTGATGTATTTGCTGATGTTCATTTCTACAATACGAATAACGAACGGCGTCAACGAAAGTTGTCAACACTATCCATCACTCATCAAGCAGCACGTAAATTAGCATCAGTTATATTCAACGAACAGGTAACCGTATCTGTAACCGGTGAAACTATTGATACTTTTATTAACAGTGTGTTGACTGATAACTTGTTTAATTTGAAGTACGAGGAATATTTGGAAACTGGTATTGCTACTGGTGGTTTTGCTATTCGTCCATATGTTGATAACAACAAGATTAAACTAGCTTGGGTGCGTGCAGACCAATTTGTTCCATTACAATCTAACACAAACGATATTCAATCAGCAGTTATCGTCAACCGAACAACTAAATCAGAGAACAATAAAACTATTTGGTACTCGTTACTAGAATTTCATGAGTTCGATGGTATCAGTGAAGAAACCATAACGAATGAGCTGTATCGTTCTGAAAATGTTGGTGAGATAGGTCAACAAGTTAATTTAACTTTCCTTGATGAGTTTGCTGATTTACCAGAGCAAGTTGTTATTAGTGATATTGTGCGGCCTACATTCGCTTACTTCAAAACACCTGGCAAGAACAATAAATCAATTGAAAGCCCATTAGGAATTGGAATTGTAGAGAATAACAAACACGTTATTAATGCGATTAATACAGCACAAGATCAATTTCACCGCGAAGTAAAGCTAGGAAAGAGACGAATTGCTATTGACGGTTCTTTGATGAAGCCTTCAACATCACATGCTGGAGATGAAAGTAATCAAGGTTATCCTGTATTCGATACAGATGATGATGTGTTTATGCAGGTTGGTAAGACTAAAGATGGTAAGCCGATTATTGAAGACTTGACCAATGATATTCGAGTGCAACAATACAGCGATTCCATTCAAGTGTTCATGCGTGAGTTTGAAAACAATATCGGACTATCACAAGGTACACTATCTACTGATGCCACAAAGAGTGATAAGACAGCCACAGAGGTTGTTTCTGATAACAGTGAAACATACCGTACTCGTTCAAGCTACATTACACAGGTTGAAAAGCAAATTAAAGAGCTGATTATATCAATCGTGCAATTAGCTACTAAACCAGAGCTGTTTGACAATCAATTAGCGCCATTATCAGTAGATTTAGTCAATAATCCGTTAGAGATTAACCTACACTTTGACGATGGTGTGTTTGTTGATAAAGACAAACAACTTGAAGAAGATTTAAAGGTTGCAATGGCTGGATTTATGCCTAAGAAACAATTCTTAATGCGTAATTACGGTTTGAGTGAAGAAGATGCTGATAAGTGGCTAGCAGAGTTGCAAAGCGAAGCACCTGAAACAGACAATATGCCTAATGAACAAGCTGGTATGTTGGGTGGTAATGATGCTGAAGGCAGTGGAGGCGATGATGAATGATTACGCCAAACACAATGCAACGGCAAGCAAACAGTATATCTGATATCTATGTAAAATTAGAACAAGATATATTTAAACTGCTGATTGATGCAGTCAAAGACAGTGATTGGGATAAAATCAATGGCGACAACGCTATGATGTGGCAAGTTGAACAGCTTAGTAAAATGCATGCGTTAACTCGTGATGTGATCAAGATAGTAGCTAAGGCTAACAAGGTATCAGAACATGAATTAACAAGCATGATTAAGCGCAATGGTTTGCAAATAGTGTTAGAGATTGACAAACAGTTACAAGGAATAATGAAAAAGCAAGTCAGTGTCGGTGATGATGTTTCTAACATGTTAGATTCAATCATGCGACAGACATTCCTTGATATTAACAACAACGTCAATCAAACGTTATTAACTACTAATTACGAAAATAATACAGCTATGAAAACTTTTCAAAGTATCGTTAAGCAATCAACGCTAGAAGTAACAAGCGGGCTTAAAACGCCAGAAAAAGCTGTTAAGGACAATATCTACAAATGGGTTGACAGGGGTATTCAAACTACTTTAGTCGATAAAGGTAATCACGGTTGGTCATTGGAAAGTTATTCCAGACTAGTTGTTAATGCTACGGCACACAGAACATTTAATGATTTGAGACTAAAACGTATGCATGATTACGGCATGGGTCAAGCAATGATGAGTTCACACCCTGCCGCTCGTGAAGCATGTGCGCCTATTCAAGGTAAGGTAGTCAATGTTGTGACAGAAGACAATGAGGCTTATAACCCGAAGTATGACAGTATCTATAACCACGGTTATGGTAACCCGCAAGGTACACAGGGAATTAATTGTAGCCACACGCTAACGCCATTCGACCCAGATGTTAACACTGATGTTACACCTAAACAGTATGACCCTGATGAAGCTATGAAACGTAGTCAGGAGCAACAAAAGCAACGTAACATGGAGCGTGCGATACGTGGTAGCAAGAAACGTTTAGCAGCGGCACAGGAATTAAACGACCAAGAGATGGCATCAAGAATGAAGTCTCGTATATCTAATCAACAGAAAAACTTACGAGAATTTATTGGGGATAAAGACTATTTAGGTCGTGATTACAGCCGTGAACAAATTTACAGTAAGTAAATATTCAGCAGAAAATCAGCAGAAAGAAGTCGTCATGAATGGAAAAATTCCAAAACTTACTATTCAAAAGCAGGATGTAAATATAGAACTAACCCATGGACTTGATTATGATATTGCGATTGACGGAAAAACGGTAGAATACAGGTTTTTACAAAATTCTGAAATAGTTATGATTCCGAATGAATTACCTAAACTAGTTTTGACATATGTTTTGATTGAAAACGGAAAAGTGAAGATTGATAGATTTGGTAACGGTGTTACGGTTAAGGAAAAATACTTACTTAACAATCTTGAAATATCCGCAGATGTAATTGCTGAAATAAACAAGGAAAAATAAGAAAGAAGATAGCATGTCTAAAAAGATAAACATTCCTAAGTCGATAAAAGTAGGCGGCGTAAATTACAAAATTGAAATTATGCATCTCGACAAGAATGATAATGGTGACGAAATATTAGGATATTGTCAATATCTTGATAATGTAATTCAAATTAATGAAGATGCCTCACCAGAAAGACAAGAGCAAACGCTGTATCACGAATTAGTTCATGCCATATTCTTTGAAACAAGCAATAACGAGTTTCAAGATAATGAAAAGCTTGTTGATTCTGTTGGACTAATGTTGCATCAAATTATCAAAAACAATGAATTGAAATAGGGGATTATTATGGATAAAGCATTTAATAAATTAGTAAGTGAAGTTATTGCAGGTAATTTGGGTTGTGAACCTGAAGAAGTTTATATGGTATGGCAGTGTAAAACGTTACAGAACATCAAAGGCCTGTTTGCTAGTGATGTCGACCAAGCCGAGGGGATATATTACGAGGCAACATATAACGGTGACAAGAAAGAAATGTACCTAGACACTTACAAAAAACAAAATAATCAAGTAATACCAGTTAATTTTTAACATTGCGGACCCGAGCACGTCCCTTATAAAAGGCTTTTTAAAGTTCAAAAAATTCGGTGACGTTACACCGTAAAAAACACGAAGGAGATTTTTATGAACAGGGATACATTGCAAAAGTTTGGTCTATCAGATGAACAGGTAAACCAAGTCATGGCTGAACATGGTAAGGATTTGGAGAAGTCAAAAGGTGCAGAGAGTGAGTTAGAGCAGTTGAAACAACAAAATACTGATCTAACATCACAAATCACTGAACGTGACAAGCAACTCAAAGACTTATCAGGTAAGGCAGGTGACAACGAAGAACTTCAAACTCAAATCAAGGCACTGCAAGACCAAAACAAGCAAGCTAAGACTGATTATGAAGCTAACATTGCCACATTGAAGCGTGATGGTGCTATCGAACTAGCATTGCGTGAAGCTAAGGCTAAAAACCCTAAAGCTGTTAAAGCATTGTTAAATGGCGACAATATCACTATTGATGACGATGGTGTGCATGGTCTCAAAGAACAACTTGAGCAATTACAAGAAAGCGATGGTTATCTATTTACTGACGAACAAAAGGGTGCAAGGCCGGGTGTGAAAATCACTGGTTCTGGAAATCCTTCTGGCGGTTCAAGTGAAGTGCCAAAGCTTAGCGAATTGTCATATAAACAAGCGCTTGAACTTAAGAGCTCTAACCCAGAGGTCTATGAACAGGCGGTTGCAC